CACATAGAAATAATTGCAGCATTACGGTTGTGCTTACGAATTGCATCATCGATCATCTCCTGTACTTCTGAACGACTGATAAGTTCATCCTGTTCTTGAATCATTTTTCATCTCCAAGAAATTTTGCCAGTGGATCTTTTCGGGTTTTGACAATTTCACAAGCTCGATAATAGAACATATTGTCCATATTACCAGACTCTTCAAAAGTGGCTTTTATTTTAAGCCAATTCTCATAAGTATGCTGATCCATAAACGGATTTCATAACATAATATATAATAGTTCAGACACAAAAAAAGTCAAGAAAGGTTAGACTTTCAAGACTTAGATTAAGAAAATATTAAAAGCGGTGAGGGTGGGATTTGAACCCACGGAGGCTATTAACCTCGGCGGTTTTCAAGACCGCTGCCATAAACCACTCGACCACCTCACCTAGCGGATTTCAAAGTCCAATTTACGAACTTTACGTTGCCTTCTTGCTTCTTGATAAACAAGATCTTCGGCAGAAAAAATTGTCTTTTTACTAGATTCTTTTACTGAATTTAACATGACAATTTGTGTTAAATCAACTGCTGAGATTTTATCCCCACGTACAGTTGTCATATTTGAACAACCACAACATCTAGTTTGTGTTGGATGGCTTTCTAATTCTTTATTACAAGTTTTGCATCTAATTTTTAACATGTCACATATTATACTCAATAAAGTATATATGTGACAAATGGGAAATGTCGGATTTGAACCAACGACCGTCTGCGTGTAAAGCAGCTGCGCTACCACTGCGCCAATCTCCCAGGAGTGTTACGGCATTTTGGTTTATCTTTCCAACGCAAGTAACACAACTTGGTCTCTTTCTAGGCTATCTGCCTAACGAGTACCAACTGCCCAGGCTGGGATCGAACCAGCGACCAGTCGATTAACAGTCGAATGCTCTACCGCTGAGCTACTGGGCAACAATATTAAGGTTGTTTAGTTTCCATCATGTATTCTACTGTATTTGCAATGTCATTCATTGCATCACGAAGAAAAGGTTGTTGTCCAGATTCTTGACGAACAACTGGGCGGTGGTCATCTGTGAGTGACCATCTCCATTGTTTCATGTGAGAGCAATACCACAGATTAATTTTCATGTTTGAAATATTCCAGTTCGATCCAATTAAGAAGTGTTTGGAAGGAATTGATTGCTGCTTGATTACAGTTGTCATCTTTCAATTTTTGAACATAATACTCCAATGCTTCAATCGCCATTTGGCGGTCTGTTTGCGAAATAAGTGACATGTGAACCTCCAGTAGGTGCCCGAAAGAGGACTTGAACCTCCACTCCTTACGGAACATGATCCTAAGTCATGCGTGGCTACCATTACACCATTCGGGCAAAAACCCCTATAGGGTATATAGCTATTATACACCATATAGGGGAAGGCTGTCAACTATCAGAAACGGAAGGTTGTCTGAATCACACCACCATAATTATCCGAAGCTTGCTTCAGACCTTGGTTGTTGGACACATAGAACACAGCAGGAGTTACGCTGATATTATCGCTAACTTTGTAACGATAGAATGCTTCCCACATAATCGCTTTCTGATCTGCTTTGAGTGAAGAAGCATTACCAGGAGCACCAATGGCGAAACCAGCAGCATTACCCTTAGAAAATACATCGCTCCACTGAGTACCAACAAACCAAGTTTGGGAGTCGGTAGCACCATTAGGAGTTGGACGGTTGTTAGAAACACTCACAGTGTTCCAACCATAAGCACCACTCACAGAAGGAATGATACCAGACTTCTTGGGTTGCCAGTATGCGTTGAAAGCATAACCATTGGAGGTTTGGTTAGCAGCAAGAGCACCAGAACCACCACCGATAGCGTTGAAGTTACGAACACGAGTTCCTTCAGTACCGTAGCGGTAACCGAAAGCAACACCATACTGAGGAGCACGGTAACCAACCTGTGCCAGAGTGTTCAGAGAACCATCTTCATCAAACTGACCTTTGGTAGAATCGTTTCCGTTCTGGGCAACATAGTTGATACCAGCAACAAAACCAGGCTTACCTTTCTTGGTAGGTTGAACCCACTGAGCACCGAAACCAGAACCAGTTGCCTTGTTGTAGACACCAGGAGCACCAGCAACAGAGAAGAAGTCCAGAATGTCTGAACGATAGGCAGTAGGAACCCAAGCCATCTCAGTGTTACGAACCTGAGCACCAGCAGTCAGAGTCATACCTTTGGTAAGACCAGGGAAGCTATAATACAGACGATCAAGAGTTACAGTGTTTGCATAAGTTTCTGCCTTGTCCAGTTTGAACAGAGACGAGGAAGAACCAAAGGGTTGACTGGAGAAATTACCAGAACGCAGACGGGTCTTCAACAGATCCTTACCAGTGAAGGAAGTATCAAAGCTCAGACGAACATCGTAGTTGAAAGCAGTGTTACCGACATTGCTGCTGTTAGCAAGACGAGCACCATCTACACCACCCAGAACGAAGGTTGCTTCACCTTTGAGTTTGGTTGTAGTGGAGAATTGAGTTGCTTGGAGAGTCCCAACTTGTTTCTCCAGTTTAGCAACACGACCTCGAATAACTTGCAGTTCGTTAGAGAACTCATTAGCAAGACGCTGGAGTTCATCGGTAACTTCGGTTACACGATCAAGGCAAGCATTCAGAAGTGCTGCTGCCTCAAAGCGGGTCATTGCCTTTCCACCAAGGAAAGTTCCATTCTCGTAACCAGCAACGCAACCATAACGCTCTACGAGGTTGCTGAGTGCCTGATATGCCCAATCTGTAGGTTGAACATCAGACAATTTAGTAATACTTGAAACCTGCTCAGCGGAAGTATATTGGTTGACTGCTGCCATATTAAGATCTGCGGCATTCGCAGCAACAGGAGCAACCATTCCCAGAGCAACAGGTGCAAGCATAAGTTGTTTGAGTTTCATAAAAGTTTGTATTGTTATTAAACGACAATAGTGTTTAGAAGTCTTAAAAAAATCTTAAGACACAAGGATATACTAAGATATTTTCGTGTGTATGTCAACTAAGATTTGGTTAAGAAGCGGACAACGGGGATCGAACCCGTGACTGGAGCTTGGAAGGCTCAGATGTTACCTCTACACCATGTCCGCAAGGCGTTTCAGGTTGGGATCGAACCAACGACCGACCGCTTAGAAGGCGGTTGCTCTATCCGCTGAGCTACTGAAACATGAGAATATTATATCAGATTTTGGGGCAATCGTCAACCCATGGGGCACAGATCCTCATGGGTGGGGCGAGTGACTTACACTCGTTAGTATAGCACACTTTTTCATCGTTTGCTTCTTCAACATAACGAGGTCGGTACTTCCTGTTTGCTTCTTCTATTATTCTATCATACTCTGGGGTTACTTTGTCAATAGCATCCCCAACTGCTTTCTGTGATCTACAAGTTATGATCTCATCAATCTTCAGTTTTACATCCTCTAATACTTCGATATTTAGTGGTCGTGTGACTTGATCTACCACACACCAAATTTTTTCTTCTGGCATAGCAACGCAACTAGCTAGTCCAGATACAACAAAAGCAAGAACTCCAGACACAATCATCATGTCTTTTGTACTTACTTTCTTCTTACCTATTTGAAAATTAAACATGGTAAGGGGGTGTGATCAGCACCCCCTATTTATTCTATTTTGTCAAACTTCTACCTTGATCAGCTTGGAAGCATATTCATATGCATAAGATGTACGAGCACCATGATGCCCCCATCCGATCCAACTATACGCATAGTCCATGTAACGGTCAATAGATTTCCCAGGAGTCTTCATACGCTCCTCAATCTTTTGCCATTGGACTTCATTTGTTAGATAACGAAGTTGCGTGTGAAGTGTTGATGGTGAACCACCATACTTCTTAGCGAAATCACCCAATCCATAATATCGATTGGCAGATGTCCATTGAATCAGTCCGTAACCGCGTCCACAGTTACCCCAACTGGTTCTGCTACCACCTTCACAAATGTTAGGAACAAAAGTTGATTCCTGACGAATATTACCCATGATGGTAGCAAGGGCGTTTCTGTCTTTAATTCCAATGTTCTGGAAGTATTCCAGAGCTACATTTTCATTTTCATTACACCCTTTACAAATTAGCCTTTTCTCTTTAGGTTTTTCGGGAGCAACCTCTTTGGTCGCTGTCAGTGTTTCAAACTCCTTAATAATAGAAAACGGCGGAGGAGCCGTCAAAGGAGGAAACAGGGGCAGTGTTGCCACGTTGGTTGTAACCGTTGCCAAAAAAGGCAGGGCTACAGTAAAGAATTGTTGCACTAGGTTAAATTGAACTCTACATCCGTATAGGAAAAGCGCACTTCCCCTTTCTCAAGGGGCAGATCCCACGGCTCTAATTGTCACATAGAAATGATGTTGGTCTATTTATTGTTCTAAAAGACACATAATATAGTAGTCTCCATAATCTTCTTGAAACCAAACATCAAATTCCCTAGACAAAGCCTCAGCTTCTTTGATCTTCCCACTATCGTAAAGTTCAAAGATTTGATCGATAGCATGTTGAATGCTACCCTTTACAACCTTTTTGAGGTTTATCTCTTGTGAGTTTGTAAGGGACATTGTTTCTATGTGAACCTACCTACTATATCATATAGGCTCAGTTGTGTCAATCCTTCCAATTAATTTAATAAACGTTTCGGCATCAATGACTACCAAAGGTTTCTTGTGATTCTTTTTCATGACCACGATTGGTTCATATGTACCAGCATTTACTTTTGCCTGTTCGTATGCTTCCCAAACATTAAGCTTTTCTACATTCTTACATTCAATGCTGAATGGAAATTTTTGCCTAGCAGCTCTAGCCATGATAAGATCTTCTCCACCAGCACCCATTGATCTAGATTCAATATCTTCTGGGTGAATGTTTAGTTGTTCAATTAATTGATCCCTAACCCACTTCTGTAGATTCCTACCCTTTGCTTTACACGATTGTGGTTTCATTCATAATCTTATAAGATAATGTATATATTAAAAAGGGAGGTGTTACCCTCCCAATCTATCATTTCATCGCCATTACAAGCTGTGCTGTATGTAAGCGATTTTGTTTTTGAATTTGTTTACGGATTACATTCAACCAGTTCATTTTGCTACCTCCGAGTTTTTGCAAGGACGATAAGCAACACCGCGATAGGTGTTTGTTGGATGTGCTGGTGCATGTGTTTCTGAATACCAGTGCTGATATTCTTGCTTGGCGGTGTCAGTATTATACTGACAACCACGATAGGTTGCTTGTGACATTAGGTGTCTCCTTAGTTTTTTAGGTTAAAGAGCGTTCCTTCAGTCGGCTTTTGCGTCTATGGGGCAATTCTTTGGGGTAATTTGTTTGATTTCCCAAATAATATCATTCTTCACATGATTAGGAATGCTGTGTTTAAGAACTCTTCCTGTCATTAATTGTGATTGTAAGCAAGTGAGAATGACTGCTTCCATAGATGAACGATCCGTTCCGAGTCGGCTTACTTCCGTTCGCTATTCGGAAATAGCGAATGAACGTAAGGTCAGTATAGACCTTGTAAGTTATATAGTCAAGTAATTTTGTAATTTTTGATACAATTATTTACTTTAGATAATTTAAATTTAATGTTATTCTTGCTTTTTTTGATGGCATTGAACTTGAGTGGAGGGTTTTTCCATCAAAAAGAACAGTTCTTCCTTTTTTAGGAGTTACTCGTTCTATAATATTTTTATTATCATCAAAGAAAAACGTATCTCCATCACATTCATTAATATAATATAAAACTACATTATGTGGCTCTGCCATATCAACGTGAGGATTGTTATGAAGTTTTGAGTTAGCCAATGGCAGATATAATCCAAATCTTGCACGTACTACATTTTCATGTTTTAAATTAAATGCATTACTTATCATCAAGATTGGAATTTTAAAAAATATCCCAACATTACTAAACTGATCAAAGTTATCTATACCAAGATGACCGAATGCTGGGTTACCTTTCATTGCAGGAAATGCAGTGTCATTTAGAAAACTCCAAGGAAAGTTTTCTTCAAAACACGATTCCTCTAGATAGTCTTGAATATAAGACGGGAATACATCATCAATAATTTTTACAAGGTCTGTCATAGATTAGAGTTTAAATCCTGCAAACGTATCTTTTTTAACATCTTGCTTGATGCCCCCAACCACATAAGATTCGACTTCTGTTTCTTGGGGAGCGACTTGTAGACCTTTGGATGAGATCCAGTGTTCTGTCCAGGGTAGCGGATTATTTTTGGCAGAGATATCATAAATGGGTTTAATGCCAATGGCTTTCATACGACGATTTGCAATCCACTCAACATAGTTGTTAAGAAGCTTGTCATTCAATCCTATCATAGATCCGTCTTTAAAAAGGTATTCTGCCCAACTTTTTTCCTGATTGACACAGTTTTCAAAAGCAGCAGCTACCCAAGCTTCTTCTTCTCTAGCAATTTGTTGCATTTCTGGATCATCTCCCTCACCCCATTTATTGAGGATGTTTTGAGTAATGACAAGGTGTTGATTTTCGTCTCTGGCGATGAGAGAGATAATTTTAGCGGATCCTTCCATAAGCTTGAGTTCACCAAACGCAAAGCTGCAAGCGAACGAGACATAGAAGCGGATGCCTTCAAGAATATTGACATTAGCAACGGCTCGATAAAGTTTTCTCTTCAATTCTAGACGAGACTCTTTTGCATAAGGAACACCTTCTTGGGCAAAAACCCAATCATTAGAAGTTCCATACTGCTGTGCAGAGTTGATAAAATCGTTATAAGCTTCTGTAACAGAAGAAGCTCTCTCTAGAATAGTTTCATTATTTAGAATATTGTCAAACACAATTGAAGGATCTGAGTAAACATTCTTAATAATATAAGTATAGGAACGACTATGAATCATCTCCATAAATTCCCATGCTTTCATACATGCTTCAAGTTCAGGGAGAGAACAGTATGGAGCAAATGCCATACCAGGCCCACGACCTTGAACAGAGTCAAGCATAATCTGATACTTTAAGTTAGAAGTAAAGATGTGCTTCTGTTCAGGGCGAAGAGTTTGATAATCTGAACGATCTTTCTGCAATGAAATTTCTTCAGGTCTCCAAAAATATCCAAGCTGTTGTTGAGTCAGTTTCTCAAACACTGGATACTTATAAGAATCATAACGTTGAATACCTAAAGGTTGACCAAAAAACATATATTGTTTTTTAACATCAACGTCATTAGTATTAAAAACAGTCATGCCTTCTGGTTTAGTCACGTACTTTGGGGATTCTTGGAAATTAAATTTTGCAGCTTTCACAATCGTCTTCTCCTGAATTTAAGAGTTCTTGTACTAAAGAATCGAGAGATGGTTTATCTTCTTTGATTTCATCAGTCTTATGATCATAAGTATTTTGATAATAAGATGTTTTCCACCCGTACTTATAAGTATTTAATAAGTCCTGTGCCATCACTGAGACTGGTACTTCATTGTCGGGATAGTTCTCTGGATTGTACGACCAGTTTCCACTGATGGCTTGGTCGAAGAACTTCTGCATAACAGCAACAACATTAATATAACCAGAGTTATTAGGCATGTCCCATAGTAACGTATAATTATTTTTAAGAGTTTGATATTGTGGGACGATTTGTTTAAGAGGACCTTTCTTTGATTTTTTAACGGACAGATAGCCTCTAGGAGGTTCGATTCCGTTTGTAGCGTTTGACACCACGGAACTGCTCTCTGATGGCATTTGAGCGGACAAGGTTGAGTGCCGTAAACCCGAGTCCATAATATCTCGGCGTAGTGTTTCCCAGTCATGTTGATACTCCACTGAGGAAATTTCGTCTACATCTTTCTTGTATGTATCAATTGGAAGAATGCCATGAGAATACTTTGTACGTTCAAAATACTGACAAGCTCCTTTTTCTTTAGCCAATTGATTTGATGCTTTCAGCAAATAATACTGGAAGGATTCAGAAAGTCCATGTACAGCATCCCAAGCTTCTTGTGAATCATACTTAAAGCCAAGTTTAGCTAAGTAATGAGCAAGACCAATATATCCTACTCCAAGAGATCTACGTGCTTTTGTAGACAGTTCTGCAGCTGCTACAGGATACTTTTGATAGTCAATAATCTCATCAAGACCACGAACAGAAAGATCACAAAGCTCCTCCAGTTCTTCATCAGACTTAACTTTACCTACGTTAATAGCAGAAAGAATGCAAAGAGCAATCTCTCCAGCACCATCAATATGATGAATAGGATCTGTTGGTAAAGTAATCTCCTGGCAGAGATTGGACATATTTACTTTATCAACAAATGATGAATGTGAATTACAATGATCAATGTTCATTATATAGACACGACCTGTCTCAGCACGTTCTTTGAGGAGATTAAGAATGAGTTCTTGTGCTTTAACAGTTTTTTTTGAAATGGACGAATCTTTTTCATATTGAACGTATAGATCATCAAATGCGTCTGTTCCGAAAGAATCATATAATCCAGGTACATCATGTGGGGAGAATAATGTGATCTCACCGTCTTGAATAAATCTCTCATAGAACAACTTACTAATCTGAATTGAATAGTCAAGTTTACGGACACGATTATCTTCCGTACCCTTGTTGTTTTTAAGAACAATAATGTCTTCTATTTCTTGGTGCCAAATGGGGAAGTGGACTGTGGCTGATCCGCCGCGAATGCCGTTTTGAGTACAGCATCTGACAGTGCTCTCAAACTTTTTGAGAAATGGTACAACCCCCGTGTGTTGAACTTCTCCGCCTCTGATTTTAGAATTGATGCCACGGATTCTACCTGCGTTGATACCAATTCCTGCTCTTTGAGCAACATAGCGACCAATTGCCATATCAGAGCTGAAGATGCTATCAAGGGTGTCATCAACGTCAACAAGAACGCAACTTGCAAATTGGCGAAGTGGGGTTCTAACACCTGCCATGATTGGCGTAGGAATGTTGATTTTGTGTTTGGAGATTGCGTCATAATATCTCTTAACGTAGGACAATCTTGTTTCTTTAGGATATTCTGCAAAGATCGTCATAGCAATAAGCATATACATGAACTGAGGAGTTTCAAAAACTTTCCCAGTGCTACGATCTTGAACAAGATATTTATCTACTACTTGACGAAGACCAGCATAAGTAAATAGGAAATCACGATCATGATCAATGTAACGATCAAGTTCATGGAACTCTGCCATGTTATACTTTTTGATTAAATCAGAATCATAGATTCCACCATCAACTCCAACAAAAACTTGCTTAGAAAGATTCGGAAGATCTTTCATCTTTCCATAAATGGATTTACGAATAGAAAACAATAACAATCTAGCTGCAACAAATTGATAATTTGGATTATCCAAATCAATAAGATCGCTAGCAGAACGAATCAAGATCTCTTGAATCTCTGCAGTGGTAATACCATCATAAAATTGAATGCCCGATTGCATCTCTACTTGAGATGCAGAGACACCTGCAAGACCCTTACAAGCCTCTTCAACCATGATGTGAAGCTTTTCTAGGTTCAATGGCTCTAGAGCGCCATTTCTTTTGACTACTTTGGTTCCGTTACTCATACTTTCTTCCATTGGTACAATTTGATTTTGGCTTCCAAACCCCCAAAAATGTTGCATTGAATTACATGATCGACATTTCTATTTGCTAAAAACATATCGTTTATATCTTTCTCACAAATTTCTTCGGGCCATATAACTACCTTCTCTCCAGAATTAATCATCTTTTCATAGCGTTTAACTATTTCAAGATTTCGTGGTTCATTGTCAAAGATAAAAACTCTGTTTGGATAAATGTCTTTATCTAAAGAAACATCAGCGCCACACATAGCTAATGAATTATCAATAAACATAGAATCAAAAGGACCTTCTGTAATAAAGATTCTTTTATCATGATTAATTCGATCTAATCCGTATAGTTTTGGATATCTTTTATCCAGGATCGTAGTAAGATAACGAAGTTTTGAATTCGGATCCAACGATCTTGCTTGATATCCAAATAGTTTTTTTTGTTTTGATAATAGTGGAATGATGATTCTTGATTCTCTATTAATATTAGGTATGCCAGCCCAATCATTAAAGTCCTCTGCGAAGTATAATTGAGAAAAAAAATCCTCTGGAATCTTGCGATTAGAAAGGTACTCTCTAGCTGGATGTGATGTATTTAGTTTTGATATTGTTGGTAGATCAAAAAGTGGTTTAGTGAAGTTAGGTTTTTCAAACTTAAACTCTGGCTCTGGAGCTACCATATTTTTCCCAGTCAGCCCATCTTTATATCTTTCAAGCAAGTACTCTTTGTATAAACTTTCGTTTTGATCTTTTAAAAAGTAAGTAAAAGTTTTAGATACGCCGCAGTTGTGACATTTAAAGTTATGATTGTTCTTAAACTTGTAAATAAATCCTCGTGCTTTATTTTTATTCTTGGTAGAATCTCCACAATAAGGACAACGAAAATTATAAAGACCGTCTTTCTTTCTGGAAAATTTACCTAGTTGCGTAGAAAGTAAGCCAATATATTTGGAATCAATAAAACTCATTACCTAGGCGTAACTTGCTGACTTCCTCCATTATAGGGTATCCTTACCACATTGTCAACAAAAGGAGGTATGAGCCCTAAAAGAACCACTGTTACTGCAACAATTCCTCCAATTTGCCACCTGAACTTAGAAAGTCCTTCTACTTTTACTTCTACCTTTTCTATTCTTTCTCCCAACTCTCTACTAATTTCATCATGTTGTTCTTTTGAAGATCTTTTAATATCTTCAATCATTGATACAATTAAATTATCTGTTCTATTGCACTGTTCAATTTTTTCATTATGAACAGCAAGCATTTGACTGATATTTTGACTTGTCTCTCCTATTTTTTGAATCGCAGTATCAATACGCTCCATCATCTGCTCATATGCAGTAATACGTTCTTCAAGTATTGCTATTTTTGTTTCAGTGGATGATGGGGGAAACATTTTTATACAGGCGGTTTTCTTTTTTGCATCCATGGTGTACGTGATTTAGCACCCAAATATAGATACTTATTTCTTACTGGCGGTTGATCTCCAGCTTCAGGTGTTCCTGCTATTTTACCCGCACCCAAACTCATTGTGGGTGCTTCTTCATTTAACGATCTGATGATATTTATTATTCTATCGAGTTTGTTCATAGGTTTTGTAGTTGTTGTAAACATTCAAAATCTAATTCAATATCATGCAAAACTGATTTTGGATACTCAGGGAATCTTTGCAAGAACACCATGAATGTTTTTACAATACCCCATAAGTCTCTGTCAATTTTATAAAACAGTAATGGAGTTGCAGCTTCTCCAAAAATATTATAAAGTATCAAAAAATGATTGATGAGTAAATGAGTTTTCAATTCTCCACCATTTTTATATTTTCTAAGTAGTCTTTTGACATACTTAAATTTTTTCATGTCCTCAAGAAAATCCTCTTGAGTTACTGCTTGTGGGTTTTCATAATGTTTAATTGCAAACATCATGTAATTATTTTCATTCAACTCATCAAACCTCATATCATGCTCTGATTCTTAATGTAGTTGTTCCGATACCTACTGAAGCTGAAGATCCATTTCCACCAACGTTCTTAATCACACCATCAAGAGTGGTACGAATGCCAACGTTATTTAAGTCAGTTCCTGTTCCAACAATTCCTCTAGTTGTATTGATTGATAAGAAACTACCAATTCCAGAAAGTGCTGTAGGAGCAGTAAATCTGAACACAACTCTATTGGTAATTTGACCATTAAAGTTTTGTTTGATGCTACGCTCAGCACCATTAGCAGGTACACCAATAACATTAACAGGAATTGATCTTCCTACCGATGCTGCAGTCCCCACAATGTCACCAGCTGTAGCTGCCGTTGTAACACCAGCGGCATTGACTTGTCTAATGCCAATAGTAGCACCAGCAGAGACATATACTAATTCATTATAGACAACATGGACTTCTCCAACAGTTCCTGTACCAATTCCTGAAGTACCACCAGCACCAATACTAACAGGGCTAGCATTATTAGGATCTGCAAAGAACACTGCAGTTGGAGTTGCAACAGCTAATCCTTTAGTATTTGCTCCACCACCAGCAGTTGTCAAGCCTGCAATATGAACAAGAATTTCATCATAGAAAGATGAAGATAGTCCACCATGAGTCTTAGTACCATAATTTCTATATACCCATCCCTGACCGTTTGCAAAACAGTTATGAGGTGTTCTATTTCTATCAGCTTCCGACAAATGCTTTGGTCTATTAAAAGAATTAGCAGAAGTTTCAGTCGTTGTTGAAATGCCCCAGAGAGCCATATGCTTTACCTATAACTTAAATTTTTATCTAAGAATATTTATAAAAAAAAGAGATCTCTAGATCTGATCTCTTTAAATTATAATATTACGTTTTGTTTTTTATGGAGTTAAATCCTTTCCACCTCTTTTCTTCAGTTGCTCTTGAGCCTGAAGAAGTAAGAACGACAAAATACCGTTTGATTTAACTTTTGGATTAGCGCCAAGAAGTTCAGATACTGCAAGCAGTACGGTGGCAATAAGAGTTTGGTTTGCTAATGCCCAAGCAATTGCTGCAGACATAGTGACTCCATGCAAATTATGTAATTATTTATGCTTTAATTGTCGAAGCTGGAGCAACGGGATCAGATAAACCTGGACTTGGTTTTACTTTTGGCAATCTGCCAGCTCCTTTACCTGCTTTTGGACCTGGAGCTGGGGGCTTTCCAGTTGTCGGCGGTGCTGGAGGAGCAGGAGTTGATGTCTGGGTCTGTGTTTGAGTTTGTGTTAATGGTAAAGCTAATGTTTTTGTTTTTGTTTGCGTTTTAACTTTTGGATCTGCTACAACAATTTGACCAGTTTTTACATCCACTTTAACAAGTTCACCAGTTTTTGCATCTACTTTAGTAGCTGTTTGCTGCTTTGTTCCAGGTTTGGTAATTGCAGTGACTTCAGGTTTTGCTTTTGTAATTGCAGTTACTTGAGGTTTGTATTTTACTATTGCCCCTGGAGCTGTTTGACCAAGTTTCAGTTCTGCAGGCGCAGCTTTAGTTGCGGTTTTTAAAACAGTTTGTAAAATTTTTCTGCCAACATTCTCTGTAATGTTAATAAATTCAGCACCAAGTTCTTGTGCAAGAAGTTCTGCAGCTTCTTTTACTTCATGTGAACAATCACACTCGGACTCATCGGCATTCTTTTTCCTTTTTTTTTTATCCTCTCCATTTTCATAGGAGGCGTGGGCTTTTCCTTCTACGCTTTTCTGCGCTTTTGTTGCTTCAGCAATATCTGGACTTTCTGATCTCCAATCGGAGTATTCTTCTTTTCTAGTTTTCTTCTTTTTCTTAAAGGAACCAGAAACTTCTCCTTTCTCATAACCAACTCCATCACCATCATCATCCCACCAACGTGCTGTCTTTTTCTTTTTCTCTTCATTCACATTTGATGTCTTCGCATCTTTACCAGAACCACCTTCAGTGGAACCAACAACAACTACAGTCTTATATCTCTTTCTATAATCTTGAAGTGCCGAAGCTGGAATCTTTTTCTGGAATACTGATCCATCTTCTTTGGTAACTCTTACAAGAATCTTGGCTTCTTCTTGCAATTCAAATTCTTCGTTTTTAGTTTTTTCTGCATCTCTACGTGCTTGAAGAACTGCAGCAATGGCTGCTTTTCTTCTTTCATCACTTGATCTACCAGCTAACTGTGGAGATTTTGATGCTCTAAAATCTCTAATAGCAGTTCCAATATCTGTGCTTGCGGTAATTTTTTCGTCTAATGAATCACCTTCTGGCTCATAAGACATCTTAAGATTAGGATCAACCTGTTTGATATCTTTTATTTTTTGTTGTTGAATTTGATTTAATTTATCTCTTATGCCTTTAGCAGCTGGAATAAGTTGAGAACCAGCAGCTGCAGTTCCCGCCATTAAACCAAGGCGTATTAATTGTGCTGCACTCTCATCTACAAATTCTTCAGTAACACTTACACCCAAAGACCTAGCAAGTCTAGCCTTTCTCTCAGGAGACATTTTAGAACGCTTAAGGTATGCAATAACAGCATCCTTACCCATGTTCTTCATTTTATTACGAAGATCGTAAAGTGCTTGAGTTTCTTCTTGATCATCGCCTTTATGCTGACCATATTTTTCAGCAATATAGGTTTGATCAATTGCGTCTCTATGCGACTCAAATACTTGCTGCCAAGGATTAGACATATTCCTACGTTGGATTTTTACCTATTTTTATTTATTTATCAAAATTCTATATACAATATACTGATTTTATTTACATGCACTTTGACACTGTTAAAATTTTCCCCACTACAATTTATATTGGGGAGTTGCCCAATCATGAAGAAAACAAAAAATATTTTTACAATTTGTACCCAAAATATGATTATGAAGAAACTGAATACATTACAACTGTTAGCGAAGAATGTGGTAATCCTTTATTACATTTAGAAGCAGACTTAGAACCATTATTTAAAAATATTTCATTACATATAAAAAATTATATTCAAGATACTTTACTCTTAAAAGATGTATTTGATATTACAATAACTAAAACTTGGTTGTCAAGAACTAGAAATCCAGAATATCATATTCCAGCACATACACACTCAAGTAGTCATATATCATTTGTATACTATATTAATATTCCCAAAAATTCTCATAAACTTAAATTTTTAAATATACATGAACCAAATAGTTTGTTCTCTGATATTTTCCATGGAGCTAGAAACAAAGATAGTGCATTTGTAAATTCATACAATGAGCACAATGCTCAATCTTTTTCATTAACTCCTGAAGAAGGTACTATAATAATTTTTCCAAGTAAGCTTCCACACGGCACAGAAGCTATTGATAAAAATTTTAATGGGGAGAGATTAGCTATAGTTGGTGATTGTATTTTAATTTTAAAAGAAGATCAATTAAAATATTCAATGGGTTATATCCATGAAAAACATTGGAAAAAATTTTAAACCTCTTTACTATCAGTAATCCATGGTTTAAAAAGTTCACCATCATCAGTCAAACAAATTAAATAATTTGTTCCTCTTCGCATTACAGTACCAATTCTTCCTGTTGACATTTGTTCAATCAAAGAACCTTCTTTAAAAATTTCCCCAGCAATATAATGCTCCCGAATATCTTCTGTAGCGATTTCGGGAAGTATATTTTTTACTTCGGTTACAAATTGCAAAAATGTTTTCATTTTATTTGTGTAATTGTTTGATGATTTTTTTGCTGTTTATTTTAATATAATCTAATCCAGCTTTTTTTAATTTGATATATTTATTTTTTTCACGTTTATTTTTTGCAATTAAGTCATCCATAAAAAAAGAAAAATAGAGATACAAATCAATCATTGCATCCCTATCATTTCTAATTACTTTTTTTTCTGACTTGTATGCATCTAAAAATTCATCTAGAATAGGAGTCAGAACTGTAAGCATTTTAACACATTATTTCTTTTATTTATTATTCTTCCAATGCAGATCCAATTGCATCATCAAGATCTGTAATTACATCTCTCATTTCAAAAATGCGAGGAGGAACACTATTTACATCATATGTGTATCCTTTTTGAGCTTCAAACAAAACTTGACGAACAGCAGCAGCTGCATGAACGTTCATTGTAATAGTTACTTCTTTTTTCACAGATCATCCTCCGCACGATTTTCAGAATAGTAAGGATCAAAAGATCCACCAGGATAACGCTTCTCAAGTTTAGTCACATTGCGAGCAATAACTTCATCAATAGAAATTTCTAAAGCCATACATGCTTGAGCAACATACCACATAAGATCACCAAGTTCAATAATCAAATGTTCTTTGTTGTCAAGATTCCAAGGCTTTCCTTGGAAAATCATTTTCTTAATAATCTCAAGAAACTCACCACCCTCAGCATTAATACCAACACCAGCAGTAAGCAGTCGTTCAATATTTGCTCCCTTTCCATCAAGCTCAACGATGCGATCAGAGAATGAAACAAAATCTCTAGATGCATCAGATGTTACAGCATCTACAAATTTTTGATATCGGCTAAAATTAATCTGTCGTTCCATAAAATTTTAGTAAGTAATAGTATTATAGAATAAAAAAATTAAAATGTCAAATTAAAAACATCTTTCAATCTAAATTTTTTCCAAAGTTCTTCATCAGTAGATGGTGTAAAATTTGGATAAATTTGCAGAAACGCTGCTAGGCTAATTCTATCATAAGTTTCAAACCAGTTTGTTTCAATATAAGGACTATGTAATGTAGTTGTTGGATAAGCCACTAATGTGTTATATTCCATTGGTATTACTTTTTCCATCTCAAAATTGTTATCACCCGTAAATTGTTTCCATGGCATAGAATTATTACTGTTGAAAGAATTCATGATGTGATACAATTCATTAATTTGCCCTAAAGACATATCAAACAAATTCATTTTATTTTTAAATGACCAAAAGCTTGTACCTCCTAACATATTTTCAGTTAAACAAACATTGACAGCTATATGTGTTTGAACTGATAATGGAAAAATAGAACAGTCTACATGTGGCAATTGATAAGAACAATTCATTTTACCATTAAAACAATTTACATACAAATCATAACATTGAACATCATTGCTTTGAAAAATATTAGCAAATTGTTTTGATATAAAAGATCCAAATTTAGGACAATGTGAACTGGGGAATCCTGCAGTTTTTCCTGGTCTCCAAGTTGGTTGTGAATCAAAGTATGGAAAAGAACGTATAAGATTTTTTAATTTATCTGGATATTTTAAAAAATCTCTAATGACCAAAACATTTTCTGTTCCTGCAGTAAATATCTCGTACTGTTTATTATTAACTTCTGTAGAATCTTTCCAAAGATCATCTATAGTTGTAATCATAATTAAAATTTAAATCCTTCAAATGCTTTAGATTTTGGTTTAGATTCAATCTCAACTTCTTCTTGTCCACTATCAAGTATATCTTTTTGAGCAGATTGTTCAATATCATAGAGACGCATTTTTGATCTATCAACTCCAATCAAAAATTTACGGTTTGCAGTTGGATCATTATAGCGATTCTTTAACTGTTTTACCAATATCTGCCCACGCTGCTCCAACTCTTCTGTGCTAATAAGGGCAAACATAAAATCAGCAGTAGCAGGAAGACCAAAGGACTCACTAGTATCAGTGAGTTCAATATTAGAGCTATTAAAACCTGAACGAGTAGTTTGGGTAGCCGTGACAATAGGTACATTATGCTCAACAGCAAGACCACGAAGCTCTTCAGCAATAGCTTTAACATAAGTATAACTATTAACTATGCTACCCTTATATCTAGATGAGGCACAAATGTTTAAGTAGTCTACAAAAATGATGTCTGGTTTGAAGCTTTTTTTCATGGACAATTCATTCAGCAAAGTTTTGAAATGTCCCACATGTGCAGATGCAGTTGGATACTCTTTGATGATCAATGTGCCAATACTTCTATTAACCAAACTTTGAATCTTCGTTTCAAACATTCGTTTAGGAAGTTCGGCAATAGATTTAATATCTACGTCTAAGAGATTTGCGTCAATTCGTTCAGCAATTTTCTCTTCTGCCATTTCAAGCGTAACGTACAAAACGTTCCGTCCTTGGAGCAACACGGAGCTAGCCAAGTGGCACATGAATAAAGATTTCCCGACACCTGTACCAGCAAGTACGACATTGAGAGTCTTGCTAGGTAAACCATCTTTGGTAATTTTGTTAAAGTATTCAAGATCAAAGGGGATTTTTTCTTCAGTTTTGTGATAGAAATCATATCGTTCTTCAAAGTTTTTTACATAGTCGTGACCAATATTATGGTCAAAAGATACTCCAAGTGCCTCACTCAAGATGTGAGGAATAGCATCTTTATTCTTTTTACCAGTGTCATCATCAACAATATGAACTGACTCCATAAGAGCCAGATAAATTGCTCGATCTTTACACCACTTTTCAGTAGAGTTTAAAAGCCAATCAAAGTCTGCTTCATCATCAGTAAGATTGCTGATGATATCATTACATTGTTTAAGTTGATCTTCTGAAAGATCTCTACGATTAGATACCTCAATCGAAAGAACTTCTTTAGTTGCTAGCTTATCATACTTTGCTATGAACTCATAAATTTCTTCAAAGATAATACGCTCAGCATACTCTCCAAAATATTCTTGACGAATAAAGGGAATTACCTTTCTACAATAATCTTCATTAAAAATTAAACTCCTTAAAATTGTGATTTCAATTCTGTCCATGTCAAATGTAATGAAGGTATGTGCTCAAAAGATACTTATCGTTACTAATTGGAGGATTACCTTTATGGGGGAACATCCAAAGAGGCGGGAAGATCACCAGTTTACCAGCTTCAGGCTTAATTGTCAAATCGGTAAACACAGTTTCACCACCCTCATCTACCGTATTCAAATACCAAAAGAATGAAAGATATCGTCTAGATGTCATATAATCTTGAACATCTACATGTGTATTAAACATGTCATTGCCATCATTCTTATATTTTTTAATTCTAAATTGCTCAAACCCATGTTGATGTTCTTTAGGAAAACAACGTCTTTCAACTAAATGGTAGTATTGTTTTAAATATCTACCCATATGAACCAAAGTTTGCCTTTGCAGTTCAACGGCTTCTGCGTTATGTGTTAATTCTGTAAGATTAAGTTGTGTAAAGGTTGGCTTTTTGTAATTATCAACTCTTTCTTGATTCTCAGGATTTGTTTCAAAAAAATTAATTAACGCATTGCACAGATCCAAAGGCAATGCATTTTCATGGACTTGGATTAAATCAATTAGAGTTACCATAAGAAAACTCCTTCTGAGCGATTTCATCAAGTGCTTGCATTACTTCTGGCGTAAAATATTTTTCAGGTTCTGCAAGAATTTGTTTTGCATAAATTTTCTTACCATCCATCTCATAACGCCCCGCAACATTCTTCCAGAGTCCGCCGAGTTCCCCGAGTTCCAGAAGACCATAATAGCGATCAAGACCACGCTCATCATAAAATAAACGGACTTCAACTTCTTGATTCTCCTTACTCAAACGCGACTTTTGAGTTTTAGCACGAATAATATTTCCAACAACTTCTTTCCCATCCTTTTCCTTTGACTTTGAAAGATAAATGATAGTTGATGATGCATATTGCAATCCAGAACCACCTGACATTTGTTTTCCACCATACAAACTCATCGATTCGTATGTATGATTCGTCACTATCATAGGGATACTTGCCTGCCCCAACTTCAAAGTCAACATACGAAATGCACCTTTTATAAGCTGTGATTTAGTCATATCACGAACTTGTTTATCATTCAGTGCATCGGTAATTTCTTTCTCAGTTGAAAGCATACCCAAAGAGTCTAACACAAACATACAGGGTTTGCGTTCTGTTTCAGGTTTTTTTAAGTACATGTCAACCGCTTTTAGTGCTTTAGTGCGAAATTCTTCTACGGTGACAACATTAACCACGACAAGACGAGATGTGTCGATGTCGCGTGACTCCAAGAGTGATTTGGTAATAGCGGATTCAGTATCAAAGTAGAGACAATAACCATCGGAGTTATTATCAAGAAAATTCTTAACCACAGCGAGAGAAA